TACCGCCCGATAAGGTCATCGAAGTAGAGCCGGTATGGGTGCCGTCATAACTCAAACCAGAATCCACAAAGAATGCATCCTCAACGTCAGTAAATACACGAGAACCTAATCTTTCTATGTAGCGTTTAGTGTTGCCATCGATGGTTCTGTTAACCACAAAGTAAGTAGCATCTTCATTGCCCTCGGCCACAGAACAGACCGACTCAAAAGTACCATCAGTGTCATGCCTTGACCAGCCCCAAACCTCATGCTCACGCATATAGGTAAGTGCCGCTATTGAGCCGTCATCTAATACCGCCCAAACGATAGAGTGTGGGGCCTGTGAATAAGCCCACTCAGTAATTGACTTGCCAGCAAACAAATGATTCGACAATACAGTCAGATCGTTACCGGTATAGGTGTCTGACTCTAATGCATAGGCCAAGTCACGAATAATTGAGCCTTTTGACTGTACATACAAAATAGTGTTACCGATTACCAGCGGTGGTACCTCTGAAGCGCCACGATAGCCCTGCGGTTTGAGTGCAATTGAGGTTGGCGTTACCACATTTCCCTCATTAGATACCATAAGCCATTCACCGCCAGAGGTTAGAGTTACTAAATCTGAAAGTGGAACCATATGCCTAACCTCGTTAACCTGTGATGAGGCAATAGTAAAGGTAACTGCATCATCATCCCTTAAAGGTTCCGAAACATTAAAGTTATGATAATTACCGGTCTGTGACATCCACACTTTCTGAGGGTCGTTATTAGACTGACCAAAGGTCAATCGTTGTTGATAGTAAGTTACTGTTGATGGATATTCATCGGTAGTATTAAATATTATTCTGTTTGTTGGTGGCGTGTCTGAGGCGTCAGCCTCAATATTGTCATCTTTAAATGTGGTAGAGGATGCACGTCCAACGAAACCATAAACACCGCCTCTCTTTTTATAGACGTTATAGCTACTAGCTGCGCTCACACTCGACCAGGTAATGGTATTAGTAATGGTAGAGGATAGATTGTTGTTGGTTACTGATCCAGAGCTTGAGGCTACCGATTCTGCACCTGTAGTAGTATCCACACTGGTCACCACATATTCATAGGAGGTATCGTCCTCGCCTGAATCATAATTCTGTCTTGACACGCTGACACCGGTTGGTGCTGACATAGTTGTGCCAAAAGTAATATTACTAATCGACCATGAAGTGTGGGACGCTCTACTTAGTTCTTTAGGTGGATGGTCCGGATGACAAATCGTCATTATGTCGGCCGACTGAGTGAACTGTAATTGACTAAGGTCGGTGTGGGCGTATGGGGTAGTAATTTCTACTGGTGAGCCACCTGATTCTACCTGCCCTCCATCCTTAATAACTCTCATAATGAGATCACCAAACTCCAACACATAGGTCTGCTCAGTATTAAATTCAAAAGGAATTAACCTGGTAGATTTGCTTGAGTCTTTAGTTTCACAAATATATTTGGTGCCTGACCTATTAGACACACCACCGTGTGCCTGTACCATAAAGTTACGACAGGTCTTGAGGCCTACCGCATATTTGGCTAAATCAACTCTAGCGTGTAATGAGGGGGCTAACTCACCGCCTGAGAATGATGGCTGTATAACGTAGGCTGGCATTAAGCCCTCCCGTTAATCCAAGACGCTTCACGATTTATATCGTCAGCGGATTCATTGGCATTAAAAGCATGCGCCTCATTTATTGCAGCCTGGTACATTTGATATGCACTTAGCATACGGTCATGATCCCTAGTCAATGGCATAGCTATGTCTGCTGCAATTCTCCAAGATAATGCATTAACAAACAAAGAGTCAAAGGTCAATGGGTTTGTCACTTTATAAGTGTAAACCAGTACCGCATCCTCCTGATCGGTCAGAATTACTCTTGAGTTATAAGCATCATTTAATGCAATCTCAAACTTAATTGGGTCACCTGCTGTGTCCGTTTGTAAGATTTCTCTGGCGTACAAGGCATCATTCGGATAGGAATAACGATACGACCAATTACCTGGTGGCGATCCTACATCACTTAATGCTAAGTGGCGTTTAGCAAAGCCCCATTGGTGCGCTCGCAACAAAGCATCACGAGAGTCTGCATACAACAAATTACAGTGAAAAGCTTCCTCACTTTTATCTGCGGTCAATGACGAAATAGTAGCGCTAGAACCAATATGCGAGAGTGCTAAATTACAAATACCAACTTCACTAGCCATTTTTTACTCCGTAAATAATTAGTACCAGGGATTACTATCCCTGGATTTTATTTTTAAGCCTGTTTAGCTTTGGCTTTCTTAGCCGGTGCTTTTTTAGGCTTGGTCTTTACCTTTAAGACTTCCATCCAACTACCCAAGTGGGTTTTGTCTTGTATTTCAAAGACATCGCCCTCTTGACGTAGTATTTCATAGTAGCCTTCAGCGGTAGCTCTAACCTGCATTATGCGTTAGGATAAGACTGCCACTGCTGTGCGTCTTTAACGACTGATGCACTTAGCGTCATTGTCGGGCTTGAACCCCCAACATCGTAGTACAGACGTACATAACGCTCATTCGTATCAGGTAAACCCAGAACTAACGTATCGCCAATGGCGGCACTCGCTATAGAGCGAGATGTTAGTACAGTGGTTGCACTTGAGAATGAAGCATTGTCATCTGTTTGAACTAGGACAGCTAGGGTTGGCGAAGTGCCTCCCATAGCAACGTCAAAGTTCAGCGCGATTTTCATGTCTTCGCCTACACCAATATCACGATCTGAACCCAAATCGATAATATTGGTAGAAGCTGCATCAGCCGTTACAGATTGTGCATCCGATAGCTGTAAATTGTAATCAATTATCATAATGTTTTCTCCTTAAAAAATCCGATTAGCTTACTGTTGCTTCGGTGTTTAAAATTGCATCATTACGTCTGAATGGAATTCCATCAAAAGTCATAACACGCTTACCAGCAATTTCGTCCATAGAAAGACGTACATTACTCGTATTAGTAATTTGCCTACGCAAGATTGATGAAACAGTACGATTACCATAGAATGTCGCACGACCTAATCCTAGGTTTGGAACTTTCTCGATTGCTTGAACCATCAGATCAACTAAGTCAGCACCCGAAGAGGCATCTTTAGTTAAGTTTGATACATCGATATTAGGGATACGAACCACATAACGCCAGTCTCTCAAAGTTAAACCAATATCCCACTTATAGTGAGTACGGTAACCTTGATATTTACCTGATGCTGCATCCTCTAAAGTCACTTCACCAAGGTCTTGATGTTTCAGACCAGCTTGTGAACCTTTAGGATAGATACCATGAGCCGTGTTAGGACCCCATACCACTAACCAGATGGAAGTGTTGTCAGAACCTGAACCGCCACCCACGATAATGTTGTCACCAGACTCAGCAGATGTTGATGAGTAGCGTGGAGCTAGACCCATAAACTTCTCTGGATCAGTACCAGTATCACCATAGAACAATGTACTAGCCATTGTCTGGTTCATAGACTCCAGGAACGCACGATCCTCAGACAGACGGAAAGAAGCTGAGTTGCCGTTAAGGTCAGCTAGTGCCTTATCGACTTCAGCATACGCCTCAAGCATACCAGCTGTATCAGTCACCTGTACAGTTGTACTTTTTGAAGGTTGAACACCATAGTTCAGTTTACGCCAAGTTGAACTTGGTAGCCCTGAACGGATTGTTGTACGATGCCCGGTAGGTAGGTTTCCTTCAAGGAAGGTCATATCCTCTAGACACTCGTTAGTTTCAGATAGTAATTCGACAATAGTGTCGATCTTACCGTCTGGATCTTGACGTTTAGCCACATCGGCTAAAGTCGGATTTGTTGTTGATAATGTTGCCATTATTTACTCCTTTTATTATTATTTCATTGATGGATATAGAACATTCTCACGAGTTTTTTGGCTGGCGTTAGCACCGCTAACAACTACCCTATCCTCAGAGATTGCCTTACCCACTCTGTTAAGAAACCTGATCATCTCTGGGTGGTTACCCAGTCCTGATACATCAAGCATCGTACTAAACTCAGCCGTACCGAACGAGTCCCTAGCCTTGACTGCGGTTGAGACATTCTTATTGAAGTCATCGCCACCAATCTCGGTATCAGTCTTCGCTTGACTTACCCAAGCCTTTTGCTGCTCAACCCATTGTGATACCTCGTTTTCACGCATTTTGGTAACCATATTCACGCCCGCCTGGGCCTGTTCTTGGGTTAGGTTGTTTTCTTTAGCCCACTGCTGGTAATCCGACAGTGTTTCCTCGTTTATACTGTAACTTTCAGGTACTTCAAAATCTGAATATTCATCAGGGGCACCCGCCTCCTGGTCATCCTCATTTGATTCTTCAGTTTCAGTTTGTGCAGCTTTACTCTGCTCCTCATCAGGAGGATTTTGCATTTGTGCTTCATCCTGGCTTGGAGTAGAATTTTCTGCCTGCTGTTCAACGACCTCTTCCGCATTGGTGTTAGTCTGTGTCAGCAAGGTGTCTTCATCAGGCATTTTGTTCTCCTTTATTGTTTTCTTTAATCATCAACAAATACTTTTCAGTATCTGCCAATAACACTTCATCTACTAACCACAGCCCTATGTTTCTTTGACCTTCATTAAAGAAGGTGGTGCTGTTGCCAGTAAAACTGGTTCTGTGCTGACCTGTCTTTTCCAAGATACGCCAGATAAGCCTACGACCCCACTTCGTAGATAGCAGTTGTCGTAGATCATCTAGCTCAGTTCCGCGCTTGTTCTTGTCGTTAGCTTTTGCACGTTTAACTTCTTGCTCGTCAGATGCATTAAATTCTTTTTTCACAATTACAATATCTCATAAAAAATACAACTTACCTTGCGCTAACTATTGCATGCCGCCTAAAATATTACTCAGAACATTGTTACCTTCTGTGTCAGCCTCCGATAAAACCTTGGCCGCTTGCGCTCCAGTATTAATTACATCGGCTCCCTGTTGCATTTGTGCTGCTTGCATTTGCTGTTGCTGGGCTTGAGCTCTTTGCTCCCTTAAACTTAAAACATCATCATCAGAAACCACAATCTTAGGTGGTACTCCTAGCATTTCTGCATATTCATCAACCGACTGATCAGCATCAAACTTATCTAATACTTCAGGTTTAGCTGCCGCTAAGTTACCAACAAAGCCGGCCAGCCTTTCAATAGCTCCAGTACCAATAGCTCTTTGAGCTTGAGCCATAACTGAGATATATTCAACCCTAAGATCAACACCGTTTAACTCTTCTGGAGCCGGTGGCACCAAGTTGTTACGAATCATAATATTAAAGGTACGGTCAATCAAAGGATCAAGCAACTCTGAATGTAGGCGCTCTAATACTGGGCCTAACATTAATAACTTCTCTTCATGCCTCTCATCAATCTCACGCGCTGTAATTTGTCTTCTATTGGACAGGGTTAGCATTTGGAATAAATCTGAATAGAATCCATGTTGAATTCTGTTTTGAGTTTCAGCTATATCCTGTTGCAGCTCTGCAAGTCTAGGGTTAACTTCATAGGTAGGACGAAATCCTCCCTGGGTGCCTTGCATACTATCAACATAAGTGACACCACCTGGCAACACAGAGGCTGCCTGCCCTCTAAGGGATGATGGTGCCTGCATAGGCGGATTAATCATCTTATCGATACCTTGAGCCTTTCTCTTTTGCTCAATCTGGAGCATTTTAACATCGCCAAGCACGTCCATAGCTGGAGAGCGTCCATAGATGTCAACTCCTGTAACGTGCCATCTTGGAGCCATTACTGGAAACTCTTCATACCCAGAATCACCCAACAGCTTATCTCCACGTCCACCTTTTTCAAAGTAAACCGATCGATAAAGCATATTCTTTGAATCACGCTTATTAGTCTCTCTAGCGTGGTTAGGCTCAATCACATGAATAATGTCAACCCACTTGTCTAGCTGTCCATTCTTATGCATGCCATTAACTTCATCTGAACAATTCTCTTTAGAGAACCACTGCACGGTCTGCGACACTGTTAGTTGAAACTCACGATAAAATGTATCTACATTTAAACGATCTGAATTAGCCAGGCCATACTCACCTGCCGTAAAAGGATAGCAACGAATAACATCGTCATGGTCTTCCTGCACAAGCATAGCTGCGGTACCAAACACACCCATCTCTTCATAAACAGTTTGTAATGAATTGTATAGGTTTGACCTAGAAAAGATTTCACGCATACGCTTCTCGGATTGGAACAACCACTGCTTAACTTCTGCCACCTCCATCAGCGTAGGATCAGGTGTAGCTAATCTAAACCAAGGCCTTGCCGGTGAAGTGATACCACTCATCATGCCTGCTGATAAGGTGCGGATTGCCATAGTGGCAGTTGAATCGACAATCTTGCCGTTCTTCTTAGAGCCATCATTACGTTTGGATGCTAAGAATCGTCCACGCCTTGGCAGGATATATTCACTTAACTCTTCCCAGTGTCCGAAGTAGGTAGAGCGCTCATTTTTAATGTCTGCCCATCTACGAACAAACTTACTGCGCTGTGTCTCTTTCATATTACATTCCTAATAATTAGTTTTAATACCCAGGCTTAACAACTCCCCTGGTTGCAATTCTTGGAGCCTTTTTGGTTTTGTTTGGATTTGGTTCAAGCTTGTAGGCAACCTCCTTTCGATTAATATCGTCAACAGCCCTCTTGACTGCCTCACGAGCAGAATTTGAACTTTTAAAAAGATACATAATCTAATTTCCTAATAAGGTTTTTTTACTGACATCAGCCTCACTTAAATCACCACGAGGGCCTGTTAGAATTGTTGACTTTCTGCCCTGCTGGGTTGCCAGTTGCTTCTTCTCTCTCGCACGTTCTGCTTTGGTTGCTGGGTCAGCTTGGCGTGGCGGTTTAGGTGGTGGGGTTGGAATTGATGGCGGGGGCGGTGGTGCCGCTACTTTTGGTTTTGAAAAAAAACACATACTGTTTCTCCTTATATTAATTGAAAGGGTCGTAATCAAACTCCACCGACTCTAATGGTTGGTGGTGTCCAAGCTTCTTAGGTGCGATAGGAAACGCGAACGTCAACGCTAAAGCATCTCCCAAGTCTGGTGATCGGCCACCGCGCTTCTTGATCTCGTCTTTGGATTCAAGTTGTAAGCGATTAGCTGCATCGAATTTATACATAGGAACACATAGGTCAGTCTTGAGTTCCGTGTTATTAGGTAGCGAGCCTCCATCATCTAACCAGATGCGAATGCTATCCCACATCTCACTACGCTTGTTGTTATATCTTGGGTTGGTTGGCTTACCACCAAAGTTCAC